CACACCCGTGTAATTTATAAAGTTCCGCATATCCATAATTTGTAGAAAAAAAGCCTTTTTGTCCAATGAATTTTGTTAAACTATAATTGCTATATTCATTATAAGAATTCTCAATAAAGTAATCATAATTTGTGGTTAATACTATCTGTGTTTTTGATAGCATCTTTTTAAAAAATTCAAATTCCTCTTTCATTTCATCAATCAATTTATAACTGTTAAATCTATTCGCTATTGCCTTTTTAAATGGGGAAACTTTTGTATCAAAAGCATCTTTAGTACCGAAATTTTCTATACTCACTCTTCCTTCATTAAATGCTTGGTTGTATTTACTTTCCAATCGAGTACCCATCTCAATATTTGAGTAATGATCTAGCTCTTTGTTAGAATACTTTGGGTATTTATTTTTTATTTCATCTCTTATAATATTAAATTCACCAAAAAAATCTTGAGGCTCATCTAATTTCTCCCAAAATTCATTTAACAATGAAGACCAGTCTGGAAAATTCTCGAGAAAACGCTTTGAAATTCCCGATCCAATAAATACAGTCGGAAATTCATTTTCTTTTATAAACTTATCTAATATTGTCGTCATTCAGGTCCCTCTTTAATAATTTTAATTAAATAATATCACAAATCTTGTTAAATACAGATTTTTTTGTTGCCGAACTTTAAGAAATCATTAATATTATTCGATTGTATTTAATTTGTGATTCAATTGTAGACTCCTAAAAGTAAACAGTCGGAAGAATTGATATGGGATAAAGAGAAAAAAGGATGGAAATTCATATAAAAAAGGCCTCTTCCTTAAAAGAGGCCTATGCTTTATGGTTGATATTTCATACAAACGACTTGACTGCGCTTTCCTCAGTTATTGCTTCTGCCAATTTTTTAACTGCATTTACTGCTGCTTGTGCATCAACTCTACCGTGTCCATATCTACTATCCCATGCTTCAATTGAAGAGTTCTTTCTTGCTGTTTGATTCAAAATATCCTTTATTTGATCTATTTTAAGGTTTAGATTATTGGCTTTAGCTTCAGCCAACATAAGTGCAACAACACCTGTTACTGCAGGTGCTGCCATACTTGTACCTGACATTTCAACAGTTTTAGTACAATCAGTTGCGCAATTTCTTGAGCCTGCTGCTATAACACCATGACCTGGAGCAGAGATCTCTGGCTTCTGACGCCCATCCCTTGTCGGTCCAGCACTTGAGAAAAAAGAGATAGGAGTTCCGGAGGTTTTAGCGTTGTATGATCCAACGACAATACTATTGTGACCCGTACCTATAGATCCTATCGTATAAGAATTGTCATTTGGTGGTGAAAATATCGATTGATTTAGATGAAGTATTTTTCTCGGATTTCGCGGATCGCGTACATTATCATCTCTCTCAATCCACGCATGAAATTTTCCATTTGTGACACTAACACCATGAACGCGGATAGTCCATTTTCCAAAAACTAAATGTGAGCAAAAAATCATTGCATGATTATCACCGTTATTTTTATTTTTAACTTGAGTAGCATATATTTGATGTGTATTAACTGGATCATCTTCTAATCCTACTGTGCCAACGCTTTGACCATCTGGGTTAATAATCTCGATACGAAATTCATCTTTTCCATCGTACCATATTTCAAGTTCGTTAAGAGTCAAATCTGTTTCATCAATTTGCCAACGGAGATCATAGTGACTTCCTTCTGCTACAGAACCTGAAGCATGAATATTATCATCATAAGAATTACTTGCAGCAATTACTACTGCACGATTCGGTTTCTCTGTGACTAAACCATCAATTCCTACTTCTACAAGCTTTGTTCCATCGTGAGGTCCACCATTTGTACCCAGACTAATGTTAATTACACAAGGCCGAGTTTTTGCTTGTTCGAATACAAAGCTAATCGCATCTAATAAATTTCTAGAATCACCAAGATCATGTAATTCATCGACATCCCAGTATGCGGGATCAACAAAAATTAAGTCTGCATTTGGGGCCACTCCCTTTACAGTGGTACCCAGACCGTTACCCGCAGCTATATCCATAACATGGGTACCATGTTCTGCTAAACCAACTTCATACCCTAAAGTTTTATATGGATCGTTAGTCAAAAGTGCTTTATTGATATCCTCTGTATCGTAACTCTTATTACTACTTTGATCTCTTAAAGTAATCAACCTTGAAGTGCCATCTTCGTGCCGAAAATTTTCATGAACAAAGTCACATCCATGATCAATTATTCCTACGATTACTCCTTCTCCCCCATTTCTATCTGTCACAAGAAGGTCTGGGATTTTAATTTCCCTCGTTGTATCCTTTAGTAATGGCTTTAAACGTTGCGCTCCCTCTAAACTCAATACAACTGATGATTCATGAACTTTCGGCAAATTTGATATAGCAATATCTGCTGTTACAATTCGTCCTGATTTATCAGGTGCCATTGTAATGTTGTTTACATTTTGAACGCCAGACATTTCACTGAATTTTTCAATATCAGTTACTTTTGCAATAACGGGAACTAATTCATCTACTTCTTCATTAACAGCTGCCTCCTCTGATGATACTCTTCTTTTTTTGCTTAAATTGTTTGCAATAGCTTTTTGAAGGCGTGGATCAAGATTTTTCGGAATTTTATTTACAGTCATTTTTTTACCTCCTAAAATTTATTCGTGCTTAGTTTGGAATAAAGAATAAGAAATACAACTGTAAATAAAAGTGAAATTAAACCGAAATAAAAAGTCAAAATTAAGTAGAGACTATTATTAAAAATAATGAAAAGGTGATAATATGAGTGAAGAATATTTAGGGTTTATTCACAACAATGAGTTTTATGAAATTGTGGTAAATAAAAATCCAACAAAATTTCTGGAAAATTTATATGCAAAAGTAGCAAGACTTCCTCTTGCATTATATTATTCAGAAAACGAAGATCAAAATATTGTGCTAATTTCATATGAGAAAAATAGTAATGGTGCAAAGCCTGTAATAAAGAGCAAATCCGGTACCTTACCAAAAGAAACCATCGAAATATTATTAGAACACAGCAAAGAAAACCCCGGTTATTTTCTACCTTCTTCTATTGGAGGTTCAGTTAATTATCATGATTAAACAAAGCATGTCTCATGTTGAGACATGCTTTGTATTCAAAAACTCGAAATTTGTCACAGCTTTATATTCTTTACCTTCTCTTTCTGGTTTTAAAACAACCATCCTTAAAGGTTATTTTCTTACTTCAATAATGCTTCAAGTTTAGCTTTCGTTTTAGATCCGTAAATGCCGTCTGCTGAAAGTCCATTCATTAGTTGAAACCGTCTAACTGCATCAGCGGTTTTAGGTCCATAGTAGCCATCAATCCCGTTGTTTTTTGCTCCTTTATCGGGGTAATAATACACAGCAGCCAGAGCTTCCTGTAGTGCTTTTACTCCAGCGCCCTTTGTCAAAGGCTTGGTTACTTTAACAATCCCAGATGGTAAGTTAAACGATTTTTTAGACTTACTCGCTTTTGGCTTGGATGACGTATTTTTGACAGGTGTCGCTTTCACAGGCTTCACTGTTGCCTTTTTACTCGTATGAGCGGTTGCGATACCCGCTTTGAAGCTGTCCCAACGATTAAGCAGTTTACGAGGGCATTCTTTGCCGCTCCATCTCTTGTGCGGTACAACGTTGGCCAATGGAATGCCTTGCTCTGTCATGAGCTGACGAATGAGCCATTGAGCATTTTCAACCGCTTTTTCAAAATTGCCGTCGTTGTTCTCACAAATTTCAATGCCGATCGACTTCATGTTTCCGGTTCCCCGACCATCTCCTGCATGCCAGCCGTTTTCGTTCAAAGGCAAATGTTGATAGATACAATTTTCATCCACCGTGTAGTGCCAGCTTACATCTGTACTAGACCTTTTGACGAATGCTGCGTGACTTGTTGCATTTGCACCCTTTGCCGTGTTCGCAGTGTTATGAACCGTAATATATAGCGGCTTCATCCTATTTCCTGGTCTGTTGTTGTTACTCTTTGGAATAAAATCCTTAATGATTTTTACCACTTTCATCGTCTCCTTTGATCAATTTAATATAAAAAGAGCCACCTCATGGCAGCTCTTTATTTTGTTAATCCTTTTTGTTTTAGAACTTCTTTTTGCAGCTTACCTTTATCGGTCACATAGTTGTTTTTGAACCATGCGACAAGGGTTGTGACAATTGTAAAAATCATTGAGCCAGCAAGATATAACGTATCAGCTAGAGATGTCATTTGGTCCTCGCTGATCGGCAAAATTGGCTTGCCAAACATGATAAGTCCTTGGTTGATCAATGCAATAAAAAGAAGCACCGTACGGATCACCGTGCCTTTGTCGAAGTTTTTCATAAATGTTCCCTCCTATTTTAAATTCCGTTCAATTTTATCAAGCTTGTCGATCACGACATCATACTTCTCACTAAACTTTGCTAACACATCATTTTGCGCTTCGATTTGTTCATTGAGCTTGTTTTCTCTTTCCTTTGTTGTGTTTAATACGTAAAACAGCACCCAACAAAAAAGAACCGCAAAGGGTCCTTGTGTCATCAAATATTGAGCCAAATCCATTTCCACCATACTCACCTACTCCTTCACTTTGTCCACTCCTTAAAGAAGGCAAAATAAAAAGCCTTTCTAGGCTTCGTACTGTTCTCCCGTTATTTCTTGATAATCTTCTTTGTTGATCCAACCGATTTCTACATAAAAGGCAATGTCTTCAGGACCGTAACACTGCCAGTCCCAAAACTGCTTTATATCCGCAACTGTTGGATAGATCATGATTTTTCACCACCCTTCAACTCCTGGATCTCAGTCATGAGTTGAGCCAATTGTTTCGCCATTTGTGCCTCACGCAATTTAGCTGCAGCTGCTTCCTTTGACAGTTCAGTCAATTGTTTAGTTAAGACCGCATTTTGCTGTTTTAGTAAATCAATATCATACGGCGGTTGCTCTATTTGTAAGCTATCAATGTACTCCTGGGTTGCCGACTCGCTCCATGTTTTGCTTGCGGGATTATATTCCGCTATATATAACCCTTCTTGAGGTTGTACATCCGTAAACCCCTCTGGAATTTCAGCGTCATCGGGTATTTCTTTATCCCCACCAGGTATATACTTAAAATTTTCATCATAGGCGTATATTGGCTTCATAAAATCACTCCTTTGCTTTAAACATACAATTCACGACAATAAACTCAGTATTACTACTCGTGTCTTGTATGCAGAAACGTCCATCTGTAGCGATATACTGTCTACTAAATTGCGGTCCCTTAAAACCACCGGTACTAGAAGCGATGCCAACATTATAGAGAGGGAAAGGCGGTTCACACCCTTCTGGCAACATAAACGCACCAACATCCCCAAGTGTACCGCCTGTGATGGCTCCGGTAACATAAACAATTCCCATCGCATCCTTTGCAACGCGAACCCGATAGTCATTATTGACCTCAGACTTATATGTTTTCCATCCGTTTCTGATAGTCGGTAACTTCCAGTCGAGTTTTGCATCTTTACTGGTTGTAATTCTCTCCCACCCTTTGAAACCTTGAGCATGGAATGTGCCAACCCAAGTTATGTTATCAAATGATCTTGTAGCGATAATGCGTTTATATATGACTTCATTTTGTTCATACTCTGTTTCAAAAACATCAACATAATAAAAGCTCGTATCATTTTCTACTGGAGCATTCAACAATTGAGCTCCCATATAAGGACCTGTCGGTAATTTAAATATATCGGTACCATTTGGAACCCTTGCAATTCTTCCATCGTTTGGTGTGAGCCTATATAACTGACCATTATTCCATTTATTCCTTTCGGCAACTGACGGCAGCTGCGTCCAAGTGATTGATATATGGCTAGAATTATAGTAGAAGTAATATGCATTACCTGACGTGTCTACCGCAAAACCGGTTCCGATGTTGTTTTGTCCCACAGTTTGTATACCTCTTAAATAGGCGTTACTAGGCGCAGGGGAATCCTCAACACCTGGGGATGCAATGAAAGTACAGGTCCCTTTGTCTTTAATGGCATCATAAATATTTTTATCAGCTGGAACAGAAATCAAGTATTTGCCGTCATCAGCTGTGATCTTATATAACTGCGATTCATTCCATTTCTTCTTCTCTGCTTCTGATGCATGCGGCTTGGTGTCACCAATATGGTCAATGAGTTGTTCTAAGACTCCTTGATCATTTTCAAGTAATACCTTCACCATGTCATTGAACAGATCTGCATGAGCTTTATCGCTTGTTTCAAACACTTTAGGAGATTTAATATCCATCGATGAGCACTCCTTTCCTAGTAAATATCATCAATCTCAAAGATGAATTCAATGTCACCATCTTTTTGCTTGTCTGTCATGGTGCGGATGGCCGTAAACTTTCCATCTTCATCAACTAGAGCCAATTCGTTGATGACTTCTCCAGCAAGCTCCCCTTCTGCGATGGTGCATGTGTAGCGAATTTTGGCTGGTTCCATAAATTTATAGGAATCAATGTCCTTTTGAACAAGTTCACTCTTTAATTCTTGTTCTGTTCCATCCAAGGAGATTGGTTTCCCGTCCTTCGTTCCGCCATTACCAAAAGCCATCTTAACCACTTTCGTGAGCTTAGTTCCCTCCGCTCTAGCCTTCGCCATTTGTTGGCGAGCATAAAGTGTTGTAACGGTTAATTGATCAGCCATTATGATCCTCCTTTATAAATCTATTTGTTTGGACGTGGCAGCTAGATATTTTGAACCGTCTAGCGGTACTGATCCATCAAGCGTCCAATATTTCTGCTTAATGATTACACTTCCGCTTTGCTCATTTGATACATGAGCAGCCATGCGGAATGTCATTTTCTTTTTTTCTTTCCTAACATGATTGAAGCGTGATCGAAGTGTGAGAGCTGCTTGTTGATCCGTTTCGTGTTTGGCTCCTACCAAGACATATCTTGTACGTCCCAGAACT